AATATGAACTTCTACCCCGACAATATCGAGGAGTTCATCAACCAAGGTTTCCCAGAAGCTAAGGGCCAATGGAAAACCGTCAAGGAAGGCAACCCAAGCTACGGCTCTGGCAAGTACGTCAAGCTGAAGCGTCCAGTCTACAACCCAAACCTGCCCAATGAAGATGGTAGCAAGGGCGTAGAGATGGGTCCACCGAAGGTGCTTAACCGTACCACAGACCCTAATGGTGCCTCTGAGTGGTCATTCACTGAAGATGGTGCTTTGGGTAATGGCACCCGTGTAAAGGCGTTGGTGAAGGTCTACGAAGGCCGTGCAGTCATCGACACTCTTGAGAAGGTTGCTATTCTCGAACATGAGCCTTACGAGGTTGGTGTCAGCGGGGACAACTTCTGATGCAACTCAAAGTCACAGTCACCCGTGACCTTGAGGAAGATGGCGTCGATCAGGTTCTTACCCTAGAGCAGAACGACATCGGAGATTATGTCCACGACACTCTCCGCTTCTTCCTTGAGGCAATGCAAGCAATGGGCTTCAGTTACCTTGAAGCTCTGCAAGCCACAGCAGGTAGTGGCAGCTCATATTCCTCCGATGACTCCCGGTAGGAATATCTCGAAGACCTTTATCGACGGCGATATAGTTGCGTATCGCATGGCAGCATCAGCAGACTCTCGGGGTTACGACTTCCAGACTGCTGCTGCCAACGTCGATGGGATGGTCGAAGACATCATCCATACTGCTATGGATTTCCCCGGTCCCGAATGTTTCAAGGTTTACTTGACGGGCCGGGGAAACTTCCGATACGATATTGCAAAAGCTGCCCCCTATAAAGCCAACAGGTCGGGCAAGCCAAGACCAGTTCTCCTACCGGACCTGCGGTTACATATGGAGGAGAAGTGGGGTGCAATTGTATCGGAAGGGGAAGAGGCAGACGACTTAATCTCAATGGCTGTTACACAGGAAGGCCCTACCTCTTGTGTAGCATCTATCGACAAGGACATGCTACAGTTGAACTGTTGGCATTACAACTTCGTTAAACGTCAGTGGAAGTTTGTCGAGGAGTTTGAGGGTCTGCACTTCTTCTACCAGCAAATCTTGATGGGCGATAATGCCGACAACATCAAGGGTATTGATGGCATAGGTCCGCAGAGGGCCGAAGTCATCCTTAAAGGGTGCGAGAGCGAGCAAGACCTCTACGAACGCTGCCTAGAAGCCTACTATGGCGACCGGGATAGGGTAGTAGAGAACGGAAGGCTTCTCTGGTTAAGGCGACAGCCAGAGGAACTGTGGGAGCCTCCAGATGGCAAACACTAGGTCTTCCAAGGCCAAAGGACGGTTAGGACAACAAGAAGTCCGAGATGCCATCCTTAAGACCTTTCCCCACTTAGAACCTGATGATGTCAGGTCTACAGCTATGGGACAAAATGGGGAGGACATTCAGTTGTCCCCCCTAGCCCGTAAGAGTTTACCAATATCGGTAGAAGTCAAGAGACGAAAAGACTTCGCAACACTTTATAACTACGTTGACCAAGCCAAGCAGGACGGCAAGCATGAGCCTGTAGTCTTCCTTCGGGGAGATCGAAAGCCTTGGTTAGCGGTTATCAGCATGGAGCATTACCTAGAGTTATGTCAGAAGAAATGATTTACTTCGTCTACGGACGAATGGATGAAGAGTCTGCTGGCGGCTGGGTAGAACTCTGGGGTGGTAGTTATGGAGACTGCGTGGATTACGTCAATTCGCCACAAGCCCGTCTTGACATTGACATGGGGGTTTACATCTCCCACGTTATTTTGGACGAGGATTACGTCGATGCGATTATGGAGGCGGCAGGAGCGGATGGACAAACAATACATTAGCAAGCTGCTAAGTCAGTACGGACTAAGACAGATTTTAGCAGACAGCAACATTACCATTGTTGAGGCTCTAGAGGTTCTAGAGGAACTTGGCTTTATCGACTTGGAGCAATACGGGGATGAGCATGGAGCAGATGATTAACATGGCGGTGTTGGTGGGCCTTATGTCCCCCTTCATTATCGTAGGTACGGGTGTGGTTTTAGGATTGACCATTGCTATCTCTAACCTTATGCTGGGTCTGGTGATTGGCCTTATGTCAATCTTTGGAGCAGAACAGGAAGACGAATGATTAAACACGTCACCAAGCAGGAGCTTGTGTCAGCCTTTACTAAGGCTATGGATCAAGTCTACGATCAAGAGCCAGACGTAGAGACGGCCATGCTACGGCAAAGCCTTATTATGGAAGAGGCCAAAGAGGTCACACAAGAGCTACTACGACCTGTCATCAACAAAGTAGCACTCACCAAAGAGTTGGCTGACCTGCTGTATGTAGTGCATGGAACAGCAGTAGCATTTGGTCTGCCGCTTGATGTAGCCTTCAACCGAGTGCATGATAGTAATATGTCTAAGCTGGGGCCTGATGGAAAACCTCTTTACAGGGACGATGGCAAAGTGCTAAAAGGCCCTAACTACCAACCACCAAAGCTGGATGATTTGTTCGATGAGTAATCAACTACCCACCCCCTACCAACAGTTTATTGCCAAGTCTCGCTACGCTCGTTGGCTACAAGATGAGAACCGTCGTGAAGATTGGTCTGAGACTGTAGGACGCTACATGGCACAGGTTGTCGAACCTCATGCACACTTCTTGCCCTCTATAACGGAAGCTCTTTACGACGCTATAGTGGGTCTAGAGATCATGCCGTCTATGCGTGCTATGATGACTGCTGGTCCTGCCTTGCGCCGTGACAACACCTCTGGCTACAACTGTAGCTATCTCCCGGTAGACGATCCTAAGAGCTTCGATGAGGCTATGTTCATCCTGCTCTGTGGTACTGGTGTAGGCTTCTCTGTGGAGCGTCAGTACATCTCCAAGCTGCCAGAGGTTCCAGATACCTTGTTCGACAGCGAGACGACTGTAGTAGTCAAGGACAGCAAAGAGGGTTGGGCTAAGTCCCTGCGTCAGGTTCTGTCACTGCTATGGGCTGGTGAAATCCCTAAGTGGGATGTCTCTAAGGTACGTCCTGCTGGTGCTAGGCTCAAGACCTTTGGCGGACGTGCCAGTGGTCCTGCACCTTTGATCGACCTGTTTAACTTCTCTGTTGCTATCTTCAAGAAGGCACAGGGTCGTAAGCTGACTTCCCTTGAGTGTCACGATTTGATGTGTAAGATTGGTCAGGTTGTAGTGGTAGGCGGTGTACGTCGCTCTGCTATGATTAGCCTGTCTAACCTGTCTGATGATCGTATGCGCAATGCTAAGTCTGGCAACTGGTGGGACAACGAAGGTCAACGTGCCTTGGCTAACAACTCTGTGGCCTACACTGAGAAGCCAGACGTAGAGTTGTTCATGAAGGAGTGGGCTTCCCTTATCGAGTCCAAGTCCGGTGAGCGTGGCATCTTCAACCGTGTGGCTTCTAAGGAGCAAGCAGCTAAGAATGGCCGTCGAGACCCAGAGTGGGAGTTTGGCACCAACCCATGCTCAGAGATCATCTTGCGCCCGTACCAGTTCTGTAACCTTACAGAGGTTGTAGTACGAGCCACAGATAACATCGACACCCTCTCTGAGAAGGTACGTCTGGCTACGATCCTTGGCACCATCCAAGCCACCTACACTGAGTTCCCATACCTTCGTAAGGTCTGGAAGGACAACACAGAAGCAGAGCGGTTGCTTGGTGTCTCCCTCACGGGAATTATGGATAACCCTTTGATGACCAGTGAGAATGCTGGCTTGGAGAAGACCCTTGAACATCTACGAAGTGTCGCTGTTAGCACTAACGCAGAGTGGGCCGACCGTCTTGGTATCCCTCAGTCAGCAGCCATCACCTGTGTTAAACCGTCTGGGACGGTATCTCAGTTGGTTGATTCTGCCAGCGGTATCCATGCTCGGCATTCTGAATACTACATCCGTACTGTAAGAGGCGACATCAAAGACCCTCTGACTGACTTTATGAAGGCACAAGGTATTCCCTGTGAGCCTTGTGTGATGAAGCCAGACAGCACTGTAGTCTTCAGCTTCCCGGTACAGGCCCCTGATAACTGTGTTACTCGCAACGTAATGACAGCCGTAGAGCAGCTAGAGACTTGGTTGATGTACCAACGTCACTGGTGTGAGCATAAGCCTTCTGTGACCATCACAGTGCGTGATGAGGAGTGGCTAGAGGTCGGGGCATTCGTCTATAAGTATTTTGACGAAATGTCTGGTGTGTCTTTCTTACCACACTCTGACCACACCTACCAGCAAGCTCCTTACCAAGAGTGCAGCCAAGAAGAGTACGAAGAACTTGCAGAAAAGATGCCAAAGTCTATTGACTGGTCTGGTCTAGCCCTGTACGAACTAGAGGATAATACTTCTGGAATGCAGACTATGGCTTGTTCAGCAGATAGCTGCGAGATTGTGGACATCACTTAATGATTAACGTAGTTCTAAAGCATCACTGTGGCAGTGATTTGACGACGGTAAACTCGGCTCGGGTCTCCTTTTCTAAGGAGTCCGACGCCCTTTCTGCCAAAGACGAAAAGCTGATCCACTACCTAGCAGAGCATGAGCATACGTCACCCTTCGGTCATGCCTTTGTGACCTTCAAGGTGGATGCTCCTGTCTTTGTAGCCCGACAACTGGTCAAGCATAAGTTCCTACGCTGGAACGAGGTGAGCCGTAGGTACGTTGATGAAGAGCCTGACATCTACAGCCCTGACTTCTGGCGTACTCGACCAGACAACAAGAAGCAGGGTTCTGGTCAGGCTTTCGAGAGGGACCATCAGCAGTTCCTACAGCAGCAGTATGTAGAAATCATGGACCGAGTGCTGTATATGTACGAATACATGACTGCCTACGGTGTAGCACCAGAGCAAGCACGTATGATACTACCACAGTCTATGATGACAAGCTGGTGGTGGTCTGGTAGCCTTGATGCCTTTGCTGATATGTGTAAGCTACGACTTGGACCCGATAGTCAGTCAGAAACCCGTGAGGTAGCAATACAGATCGCAGAGTATATGACTGACCTGTTCCCTATCTCTTGGAAAGCACTTATGGAGAACGATTAATGCCCTACACTATCATCACTCAGCCCAACTGTCCTGCCTGTCAGCAGGCGAAGAAAGAGCTTACGCTTTCTGCTAAGACCTATTTAGAGGTGGACATTACACGGTATGAGAACCAGTATATCAAGAACCTGATGAAGTGGTCAGGGCTTGACACAGTGCCTCAGATATGGAACCATGAGGGAGATTTTATAGGCGGCTATAAGGAGCTACAAGAGTATGACAAAGAACTACGCTAAGTTCGATAAAGAACGCTACGACAAGTTTGATGGTCAAGCCAAAGATGCTCTGGTAGACTACCTAGAGCAAGAGGGCCATCATATCAAGCGGGTAAAGGAAGACTACCTTGCTGATGTAGTATCAACTAAGGACGAGGAGACCTTCTACAGTGAAGCGGAAATCAAAACAGCTTGGAAAGAGAGTTGGCCAGCGGACTGGAAAGACCTCCGCATTCCGGGGCGGAAGGCACGGCTCCTACAGAAGCACGCAACGATCACGTTCTTCGTATTTCGTAGTGACGTGCAAGAATGCTGGATCGTCCGAGGGAAGCAACTGACCTTAGACCAACTCAAAGAAGCCTATGGCCCTAAGATTAGCAAGGGCGAAATGTTCTTTCATATTCCTGTTAAAGAAGCGAAGCTAATTCGACATGACGAAAACGGTTGGACGGAAGTCATCCAAGAAGAACCATCAACCTCAACTACCAAAAAGACCACCACTGGAACCAAAGACGGAACGGCAAAGGCTGTACCTAAACGCACTAAAGACCAGCCCACAGACGATAGTGCTGGGACCAGCGGGGACGGGTAAGACCTACATAGCGGCCAGTTATGCCTCTCAGATGTATCTCGACAAGAACATCGAAAAGATTGTCATCACTAGGCCGCATGTCTCTGTAGGCAAGGAGATAGGGTTTCTCCCCGGCAACGTACTAGAGAAGGCTACCCCTTGGGCTATGCCAACTCTAGACGTTCTGGAACAGTGGATGGGGAAGGGCGTTGTCGAAACCTCGTTAAAGAACGGGAATATCGAGATAGCCCCCCTAGCCCTGATGAGGGGTCGTAGCTTTGAGGATAGCTTTATCATTGTAGATGAGGCTCAAAACATCACCACCCATGAGATTAAGATGTTGTTGACTCGGGTGGCAGAAGGGTCTAAGATCGTTCTTAATGGTGACGTTCAGCAGTCTGATCTGAAGGATGCTAATGGTCTAGCAAAGATCGTGGAGCTAAGTCAGAGATACGCTGTGAACGTACCAGTTATTGAGTTTACGATTGATGACGTAGTTAGGAGTGAAGTATGCAAGCAGTGGATTTCGATATTCATGCAGGAAAAAATCTAGACCTTGGCGATGATGTAGTAGTAAAGCCTAGCCACTACACGCAGTACAAGATAGAGCCTGTTACATTTATCATGGAGAACCGTCTCCCCTTTGAGATTGGCAACATTGTAAAGTATGCCTGTCGAGCAGGGCATAAGATGTATCCGGATCAGGACTACACTCAGTCCCGTATCACTGACCTACGCAAGGTCATGCGGTATGCAGAGATGGAAATTAACAGGTTAGAGGGTAAGGAAGTCTTATGAGGATCGTAGCCACACTTATTGGTTTGTTGTTTAGCACCGTTGCTGTAGCAGACCCAACAGAGAAAGCTATCGCAGATATTCGTGACATAGCTTCCATCATTGCAGCAGACTACAATAAGTGTGGTGTGGTCCAGATGGAAAAGGCCATCGACTACCTTGGGGCCATGTCCTCTATCATTAACAGCGAAAACCCTACAGTCTCCCCCTCAGACCTTGAGGTAGGGCAACTGATGTTCTTTGAAGAGGCATTCATCATAGCAGACAACTTTGCTAAGACGGAAGGCTGCGACAGGCTGAACCTCTTGATTGATGCCTTTAGGTATGGTATGAACTACAACAAAGACGTGTACGAGTTCTACACTGAGTTAGGAGTCTTATGAAGGCATACAAGCTAAAGAAGTTTACTAAGCTCGTAGAAGATGCTGATATGGTGTATGGCACAGTAAGCCTTAACGCTGCTGTGAGGGTGCCTGTCAGGGTTCGTAAGAAGACCCTGCTAAAGTACCTGTCAGAGATTGCCCCCGGCACTTGGTCTAATGAGCTTGTGATATACGCAGAAACAGGGACCAGCCCAAAGGGACATAAAACCTTGAAGCTGGTCTAGTCGTTCGCCGTTGATTTGTAGAAGACAGTAAGCAGGACCGGGGGGCAGTACCCCGCACCTCCACCAACTTCCTATGGGGGTGAACTAGGATCGACTGGTACTAGACGCTACAATGAGGCAACCGAGTGGTTCCGTAAGAACCAACCTTGATAAGTGCTAACAACTATGTTGCACCTTCCCTCGCTGTAGCAGCGTAAGGGACGGGCCTTCGGGGGGCCTTGGAACAGAAGGGAGCTTCGGCTCCCACCCACTCTCCAATAAGAATAATAAGAGGAATATATGAAGAATCTCCTGATTGCCGTCTCAGTTATGGTTGCTGGTGTAGCAACTGCACAAGAGGCTCCGATGTCTGTAGGAAACACCTACGTCGAATTGGGTACTACCTTTGAGGACCAGACTACCTTGACTGTTGGTACAGGGGTAGGCTCTGGTGCTTTGTCAGCCTTTGGGGAGCTTTCTGGCTCTACGGACGGCACCTTCCAAGCACGAGCCTACACTAATGCAGAGTTCGGCAAGTTTGTCATCACTCCCGGTATCAACTACGGTTGGGGAGAAGACGGTGGAGACCTTGTAGGCTTTGGTGACAACAACGAATGGGGTGATGTCACAGGTGACCTTGAGGTCGCACTACAGCCGGGTATCCTTGGTGGCGAGTACGTCTTTGCCAATACTGGTGTAGGGGTCGATGGTTGGTCTCTAGAGTGGGATGGTGGCGAAGTAGGTGCTGGCTACAAGCTAGACCTTGCCGAGAACGTCTACCTAGATGGTCGTGTAAGCTGGGGCTATGATGACCAGTTTGAAGGCACTGATCGCCGCATCACTGCTGGCTTTGGCCTAAAGTTCTAGATACTCCAAAATCTAGGCATAAAAGAACCCCCGTAGGAACCAACCTGCGGGGGTTTTAGTTTGTCTGGACTAACCTATCTTCTTGTTAGTAGTGTTTTGATTAGCCATCCTATAGGGTTGAAGATGGTCCTTAGTATCTCACCGGGAGATGGAAGTATCCAACCCAAGATCAACAGGCCAAGCATAACCCAATTTGTATTCGTGATGTTTATGATACCAGCTAGGGGTACAGCTTCTCCTGCTACTTCTGTGAGTATCTCTGTAGCCTGTTCAATCTGAGCATTACCAGTAGACTCAGCCAAGAGCGTAGCGCCCTTTGTGGCCAAGCCTATTCCGGTACAGGCAGTCAGAGTGAACAGGACTACGAACAGGGCTGCAAGGATTCTAGTGGTTATCATAGGGCTGTCTCCGAAGAAGCTCTTGAAGGTGCAAGATCGTTGTCTTGGCTTCTGCTAAGGCTTCACGGAGTTCGCCAATTTCTCGGAGTAGTGATTCTTTTTGGTAATTCAACTTCCCTACTTGTTCGGATAGGGTATCAATCTGGTCCTGCAATGTCCTACGGAACTCCGATCTACGTTCATGCTCTTGTTCGGTCCTCGCTTGAAAGAAGCGCCAGATACCAGCCGAAGATAGAAGTGCCACAACAATCGGCACCCCTACCATGCTCAAGAACTCAATGACCATCAGGTCTCTCCTTTAACTCGAAATGGGGGTAGTCCTTGAAGGAACGCCAGTCACCTCCCCAGACTATCGGAACGTCGAGTATGTCGGATGCTTCTTTCATAGCCTCTGCAATCGGCAGGAAGGCTTCTTTATCCCATGTCACAGGGATTGGTACTACATCAACTGCATGGCCTGTCAGATGCTTAGAGTTCATCGTCTGGCTCTTGCCTGTCTCGTAGTAGTGTCTTTGTTCTTCTATTGTTCTCAGACCATCAGTGATCTCAAATGGAACCTCTGATAGAAGTCTAGCAAGGAAAACAACTTCATACAATTTGATATGAATTTCTGCTAAATGCTGCTCAGATCGCTTTGAGAAACCCCCCTCGTGGGAAACAGAACCACCATCGTGGGAAAGTGAGTCTGTCACCCAGAAGAGGCTGAAGAGGGCCACCCAGAAGGCTGCGATGAAAGTTACGAGGGTGGCACGGGCCATTCTACAGTCCTTGGGTCTGTGGTGTTAGCTGGTAGATCACGAAGCTGTTGACGATACACTGCCCAAGCTGCACTGTCAACTGGTGCGTCTGGTACTTGGGTCCAGTCACAGCCCTGCATAAGGGAATTTCTGCTGTTGCGCAGAGTATTCCATGCTTTGTCAACCTCCAGCTGCTCAACTTCTGAG